CAACTACCGCAGATTCTACTGATTCAGCGGCTACAGGTGTATTATCACTTTATACCGCTAATCCTTCTGCCTTAGGTGCAGGTTCAGTTATGGAGGCAGCAAAAGTTTATTTAGGAACTGCTGCATTAACTTCACCAACTACGACATTTACATGGGGCATTAGAGGTGATAAAGCGCCTATTTTACGCGCTAATGAATCATTAGCTTTTAATTTTGCAGGCGCTGCAGTTCCAGCAGGTGCATCACTATATTTGTCGATTGAATGGACTGAGGACGTTATGTAATGCCTTTATACGACATTATATGTAAAGATTGCGGCAAGACTGACTCAATTTTTCGTAAGATAGCGCAATATAATGAACTACCTAACTGCTGCAATGGAACGATGTCACGCGTTATTTCAGCGCCTTTTGTCCCTCAAGAATTTCAACCTTATCGATCTATGATTGACGGGCATGTAATAACTGATAGGGGTGAGCATAGAAGGCATTTAAAAGCACATGGGTGTACTGAAACAGGCAATGAAGATATGACACCTAAAAGAGATTTGTTTAAAGAAAAAAGAGATTCAGAAGCATTGAAACATTCAATCGCTGAGAGAATAAATACCATCTAAGGAAAATTAAAATGAGTGAAAACGAAGTGATTGATGACTCAATCGAACAAGTTGAAGAAACTCCAGTTGTCGAATCGACCGACACTAGGGACATAGTTGAAAAGGCTTATGAACAGGTTGAACAACAAGAAGAACCTGAAAAAGAACCTGAAAAAGAAGCGGTTAAAGAAACTGCTGAAGTAAAAACTGAACGTGACCCTTGGAAGTCATGGAAGCCTGAAGCCGCTGAAAAGCTACGTGGGCTACCTGATGATGTACAAAAAATGATCGCTGACCGTCAAGATCAATTTCATAATGGACTTGAACAATATAAAGACGCAGCTAACTATGCTAAAACCATAGATAAGTCAATAGCACCTTTTAAAGACTATTTAAGTCAACTAGGGGTTACTCCCGAAGTGGCTTTCCCTAACCTACTGAAAACTGAGAAAACTCTAAGAACTGGGTCACCTCAAGAGAAAGTAGAAATGTTCCAAAAATTAGCGTATGATTATGGTATCGATCTAGGAGTGTTAGCCGACATTCCTTATGATGCAAACATGCACAAATTAAAACAGCAACTAGATTGGACTCAAAGCCAATTAGATGCAGCCTCCAACTTTAGACAAAGCCATGAGGACGTTCAAATTCAGTCATCAATTGATGATTTTGGACAGCAACATGAGTATTTTGAAGATGTCAGATTAACAATGGCAGACCTTTTAGACAAAGGCCTGGCGACTGACCTTAATGATGCTTATGCAAAGGCTGTACGGTTAGACGAAAACGTGTTCCAGAAACAACAAGCCAGACAGCAAGTTGGTTCTCAACGTCAAGCCATAACCCAAGCTGACCATGCAGCGAAAGCTGCAAAAGCTTCTGCGGTATCAGTTAAAGGCTCACCAGTGAGCGCTAAAACTACGGTACTACCAGTTACAACCGAAGATGCAGTACGGCAAGCTATGAAAGCTCACGGACTGTAAACCCTTATTTCTTTTTTTGGAGTCTATTATGGCATTTGCAAACAGCGCGATTAGTGACATTATCGCAACCACTATTGAGAGCCGTACAAAATCGGCTCAAAATAACTTATCTAGCAACAACGCATTATTGATGCGTCTTGATGAACGTGGAAACATTAAACCGATTTCTGGTGGTTCTACGATCTTACAAGAAATATTCTATAACGATCCAAATACTAACTTCGCTAACAGCTATTCTGGTTACGAAACTATTAACATTTCACCTGATAGCCCAATTTCTGCTTCACAGTGGACTTTGAAGCATTATGCTGACTCTGTTACTATCTCTGGCCCTGAATTGCTACAAAACAGCGGTAAAGAGCAAATGATTGAACTTTTAGCTACTCGTGTTGAGATCGCTGAAGCTCGTTTACGCAACAGAATCGACATAGATTTACATGGCGATGGTACTGGTAACGGCGGTAAGAACTTAGTTGGTTTATCAGCTATCATTTCAACTACTCCTACATCAGGTGTTGTTGGTGGTATTGATCGTTCAACTTGGACTTTCTGGCAAAACGGTGCATATACTTCTACTGCTTTGACTGGCGGTGCTGCTACTGCTGCAAACATCCAAGCTTCCATGAATACTGTAGCTTTGAGCCGCGTTCGTGGTACAGATCATATCGACTTGATCTATGCTGGAAGCACTGCTTATTCATTATATTTGAACAGCTTACAAGCTATCCAACGTATCACTGATGATAAGTTTGGTGCTGCTGGTTTCAGTTCATTGAAATTCTACGGCGGTGCTGGTTCTGCTGATGTTGTTCTTGGTGGTGGTATTGGTGGAAACCAAACTGCAACTAGAATGGACTTTATCAATACTAAATTCCTACATTTCCGTCCTCACAAAGACAGAAACTTCGTAGCGATTGGTGGTGATCGTCAAGCAGTAAACCAAGATGCAGTAGTTCGTTTGATGGGTTGGTCAGGTGCATTGACTTGCTCTGGCGCACAATTCAACGCTACATTCTCAACAACTTAATAAGGAGCATAATAATGGCTTATATTATTGATACACCTGTCATTGGTGGACAACCAATAGCAACAACTTCAACTACTGCGTTGCATCCTGTTGGCACTATCGTTAAAGCAAAAGACCCTATTTGCGGTGAAGGTGAATTTGTATACTTACTTGGTTTAGCTGCAACTGTTGTTGGTACTGTAGTGATTTACGATCAATTAATCAATACGACTAAATTAGCAGTGGCTAATGATAGAGGCCCAGTAGCTGTAGCTATGTCGGCTAATATTGCAACTCAATACGGTTGGTATCAAATTTCAGGCGCGGCTTACCCTGTTGTTGCTGGAGCTGTAGCAGTAAACAAACCTGCGTATGTAACAGCTACTGCTGGGGCAATTGATGATGCTGTAGTTGCTACAGACAAAATTGATGGTTTCGTATTTAAGACTTTAGCTGGTGGCGCTGGTCAAGGTACTGCTGTAGCTCAAATATCAAGACCTTCACTTAACAATAACGGTTAATAAAACCGGAGCGGGGTAAAAACTCGCTCCACCTTTTGAACTTTAAATGGAAAACTCCAAATGAGTGAACAAATTTCTTATGTAGGCGAACAAGGTGGCGATAGCTACTTAGACGTTATATTTTATCAAGGTCATTGGGATAATGAAGATTGCGATTATATTCGTATTAATGTCCCCGGCGATAAAACAGTAACAATAGATACCAAAGCAGAAGAACACCATATATCAAGATTTAAACGCCAATATGAAGCGTATAAAGGCTTCAAAAATTTAACAGGCCATCCGGTTGACGAATGGGACGAGATACCTAAATCATTACAAACTGAACTTATGTATCAAGGGTTTAAATTTGTAGACCAAATAGCTGGCGCTCCCGATTCAGCTTTTGCACGTATGATGGGTGGTACTCAGATTAGAAATAAAGCACAAGCTTATTTAAATCGCGGTAAAATAGATGCTGATGTCGTTATTAAAGAGCAACAATCACAGATTAAAGCTTTACAAGATCAGATGGTTCTATTAATGGATGCCATGACTGAAACACCTAAACGTAGTAGAAAAACCGCTACTGAAGAAATAACAGAAGGATAAGACGCATGGCAACCTTACTTCAGAATGTCCAAGACGTATGTTTAGAATTAGGGTTGCCTTCGCCTAATGCGGTTGCAACTTCAACAGATCAACAGATTTTACAAATTCAAGGATTAATGAATCGCGTAGGCGATACATTATCCACAGAACGTGATTGGCAAGTATTAGCTGCTGAATATCGTTTTCAAACAAATTATTTTTCAATTACTGGTGATGTTACTTTAGGTTCGAATGTTATTACAAACATTACGTCTACAGCAAACATTACTACTGATTTTCAAGTTATAGGTACTGGCGTTCTTCAAGATAGTTCAGTTCTATCCGTAGGCACACATACCGTCAATATTTCTATTCCTTGTACAGTTACCGCTATAGGCGTTACGCTTACTTTTGGTCAAATCAGCTACGCTATGCCTGCTGATTTTGCCAGAATGGTCAACAAGACTCAGTATAACAAATCTAATAGATGGTCGATTATCGGCCCTAAAGACGCTCAAGAATGGCAATGGCTTAAAGCCTCGTACGTGACTACTGGGCCTCGTATGCGATTCCGTATGCTAGGCAATAAGTTTACTGTCTGGCCTGTTCCTACAGCTACTGTAGTATTAGGTTTTGAATATGTATCTAATGCGTGGGTAACTGGGTATAACGGTATATTAACTAATAGATTAACTAATGACGGCGACGTAACGCGTTTCCCTAATAGGTTGATGATTTTAGGTACAAAACTAAAGCTTTTTGAAATTAAAGGTTTTGATACTACCGCGGTTATGCAGGATTATGTTAGAGAATTAGATAAATGGAAAGCTTCAGAAAGCGGCGCTGATACATTAAGCCTGGCGCCTAAATATCCTAATTTACTACTTACTCAGAACAATCTACCGGACTCTGGATACGGAAACACTACAGGATAGGTTATGGATTCTATAGCAATAGCAAGATTATTAAGACAAATACCAGAAGCTAATCCTAAAGGGTTTGATGAAGCAGGATATGTAGCAAAATATGGTGTACCTGCACCTTTTAATAGCCTTCAAGATTATCAAGACGTAACGCATAAGCATCTAAATGATGAGTTCAAATTGCCTAACCATCCTACATTTAGTAGTGGGTCTACATATTCATCGCCTGATATTCAAGGTGGGCAATGGCAAAAAGGCGGACATAATGAAAATTTATGGAATTTTCAACCCTCTAATATTAATTTACAGCAACAAACACCTAAACAATTAGCGGACTATTTTGCCACTATAGAAGCTAAAAAAACATTTGTAACTTTGCCTGACGGCAGAATTGTAGAAGGCTCTTTGTAATGCTAAGACCTAAAAGACGCTCTGCCCAAACAGTTACAACGCCTGCACCTGTTGGTGGATGGAATGTAATTAATTCATTAGCGAGTATGTCGCCTGATGAAGCGGTGATAATCGATAATTGGTTTTGCCTCCCTACAGAGCTAAAAATTAGAAATGGCTATACGTCTTGGGCAACAGGCTTAAATGGTAATGTAAACTCATTTATTACTTATGATGCTCCTAATGGAACAGTCAAATTTTTTGCTGCCACAGATACCGGAAAAATTTACGATGTATCGTCAGCGGGAGTTGTTGGTGCGCCTACTATATCAGGGCTAACTAATGGTAAATTCAAGTCAGTTCAGTTTTCTAACTCTGGTGGTAACTTTACATTAGCTGTTAATGGGGCAGATAATTTACTTCTTTATAATGGAACTACAGTTTATTCAGTTACTGGGGCGTCCACACCTTACGCAATAACAGGTGTTTCTACCGCGTTATTTAATGATATTCATGTTCATAAACGTAGAATTTGGGTAGCTGAAAAAGATTCGTTAAGGTGCTGGTATTTGCCGACAGATGCTATTGCAGGTATAGCAAGCATGTTTGACTTCGGGCCACTATTCGCTATGGGTGGTTCAATTGCAAGAATAGAAACTTGGACGCTAGACGCTGGAAACGGCATGGATGATTATTTTGTTGTACTCACTACCGCCGGAGAAATTGCCGTTTACACAGGTGTAGATCCCAGTAACCCACTAGATTGGGCGTTAAAAGGTGTTTACTATGTCGGCGCGCCAATAGGTGCACT